CGCCCTGATGACCCCGCCGCCCTGCTGCCCGCACCACTGCCAGACCTACCGACAACGCCAGCCGCAAGCCCGCCAGCACCCCGCCGCCAGCCCAACGCCAGAGGGGTCAGATTCTCCACCTAACGGGATAGAGCTTTAGGCTTAGGGCTTAGACCTAGAGGGCTAGAACTCGCCTTATCTATCCCCCTGCCCCCCTTCCTTCTCCGGCTCGGCCTCGGCCCTCTCCGGCACCGCGGCCGCCCCGATGAGGAAGGTACTGCCCCCCGGGGGCGGGGCGAATGCGGGTTCCGAAGCCCCAAAAGTTTTCTAGGTGTCAATTTTTTTGAAGGGCTTCCCCCCTCCGGCCCGAAAAATAAGGGGGCGGGTCAAAAATTTCAGGGATTTGGGCACCATGGCGGTGGCGGCACCGGGATGGTGCATACCATATTGGTGAAGCCAACAAAATCGGGTGGGACCATCTTGCCGGGGGCGGCAAAATGATTTCGCCTGAGCTTGTCAAGAGCTACACAGACAATTTCTTAACAAAAATATTTCAGCATTTTTGTTAAAACGCAATAAAACGCCAAAGGATGTTCGTGAACACCGACGGAAGAAAATTTGCTATAATAGAATAGACAATAGGCAAGAATAAAGGAGAAGGGGGCCTGCACAATGACTGCAATCGAACTGTCGAAAAATATCATTGCTTATGCCGCAATGAACGAGTGTCAGGTAACAAATCTGAAATTGCAGAAGACCCTTTACTATGTACAGGGTTATTATCTGGCTCGATTCGGAAAGCCGCTTTTCGAGGATGAAATCGTAAATTGGGCATACGGTCCCGTTGTGCCGGAGGCTTATTTCCAGTTCTGTTCTTATGGTGCGTCGGCAATCAGCCCGGAACCGATGAAGCTGCTTTTTGCAAGTCTGAGTGATTCTGAATCGGGCTATATTTTCAGAGTAATCAATGCTTGCTTGCAGCGCACGGCAAGGCAACTGGTGGAAAAGACGCACACTGAGGCACCGTGGCGGAACACCTTTAGAAATCAAACCATTGATGTTATGAGCATCAAGGATTTTTTCAGCAACAACGATCCGCTTGGAATCAAATAAGAGGACTGTGTATGCAGAGTAAAGACGCAGAAAATAGCATGACCAAACTGGTTCAGCTTTTGGCAGACATTGCGGAAAAAGGATATGCTGATGAAATGGATTCAGCTCCAACAAGCGATTTTGTCAAAGAGTGCTGGGAGCGGTTATGTGAGATATACAAAGACCCGGAATTCCGGCATTCGTATTCAACTGTTTCATCGTGCATAGAACAGTACAACCCGGATCAGCTGGATTCTTTGCCGGTATATCTGGATAGAGTGGTTGCGTTTGCTGAAACACAGGAGGACACTGAGGAAGTTCGCCGGATCACAAAGTCCGTAAGAAAACTGCTGGATCATATTGGCTTGGAGTGCGTTCGACTGAACCGTATGTCACAGGTGAAGCGGTATGCAGATGAAGCAAAGCGGATTCAGGGCGAGGCGTTGAAGCTCAACAAGTCTACAAGAACAACCAGTAAGCGGCTGGACGAGAGAGTGAATGGCTTCCATGAGCAGTCGATTACGATCCTTGGAATTTTCTCCGCAGTGGTGGTCGGATTCATGTCCGGGTTGTCAATGTTTACATCGGGCTTTAATAAGCTAACGGAAGTGAGCCTGTACATTGTTTCCTTCTACTCGGTTTTGGTAGGAATTATCCTGTTCGATATTCTCTTTATGCTCATTTTCTTCATTGCGAAGATTTCCGGGCACTCGATTGCCCGGGATGTGCCGCAGAGTGATAAGAACTGGTTCTTCTCAACATGGCATCGGTATCCATACGTTTACTGCTTCCACTTCTTTGCCATTGCAGTGCTGGTGATCCTGTACGCCTTGCAGATGATGCATGGAACGCCCGGAGCAGAAGGACAGCTTGTTGAAGTGGTGGCAAGTAGTGCCTGTTCATAAAATGTTTACAAACAACCCCCTAAAAACCGCCATTTGTGGAAAAAGATGAGACACTATGAGACGTTTTTAGTGGTATAATTGGTACAGTGGATTTATGGAAGAAGCCCCACGGTGGAAGCACCGAGGGGCTTTTCTCATATCTGGGCGTGCCGCAGGACCGGCGGCACCACATAGATGCTCTGTCAGACTTTTTGTCTGGCAGGGCATTTTTTATTGCTCGAAAACGGAGGGGTCATAAATGGCAAGGCGAAGCGATGAGCGAGAGGCCGCCCGCGCTGAGTACATGGCCCGGAAGAAAAAGGGCGGCGAAGTCAATCTCCGGCAGCTGGCGGATGATCTGCACCTCAAGTACGATACTGTCCGGCGGTGGAAGTCGAAAGACGGGTGGGATACTCCCACCGGCAGGAAGCCCGGCGGACAACCGGGAAACCAGAACGCTGCGGGCAACTCCGGCGGCGGGGCACCGGCGGGCAACCTGAACGCCGAGAAGGACGGTGCCTATTCCCGAATCTTCTTTGATAAGCTCACCCCGGCGGAACAGGGAGCCTTTGACGATGCACCCCGGAACGGCGTGGAAGCCCTGCAGCACGAGATGGGTCTTCTCAAACTGCGGGAGTTGAAGATTCTGGAAAAGATCAAAGAGTACGAGGACATGGACCCGGACACGCTGATAACATCCAGCGTACTTGATATGCGTGTTCCGGGCAAGGTCGGCAAGACGGGCAAAAAGGAAGACGGCAAGGTACAGACCATGGGGATGTACAGCCGTGATACCCCCTTTGCCCGTATTCTGAAATTGCAGGATGCTTTGTACAAAACGCAGGGCCGCATTGCCGCTGTTGCCGGTGCGCTGCGGGCGGCGGAAGAAGCCGACCGCCGTATGGAGCTGGAACGCCAGCGGTTAGAGCTGCTGCGGATCAGAGCAACGGGCGAAGTGCAGGAGGGCGGTGACGAAGATGGCTCTATACACCAGTAAGGCCGTGGCGGAAGTGCTGGGCGTAACGGAACGCCGGGTGCGGGAGCTGCGGGACGAGGGTGTGCTGTCTGAGGAACGGCCCGGCATCTTCAACATGAAAACCGTCGTCAAACAGTATCTCACCTATAAGATCGGCGACAAGGACGATTCATCCCGTCTCACGGCTGCCCGGGCGGACCGGGAAGAGACCCGGGGCAAGATTGAGAAAATGAAGATGGAGGAAGCCAAAGGCGACCTGCACCGCACCGAAGATGTGGAGCGGGGTCTGAAAGCTATCTTTGCCAATTTCAAGAACCGTCTGGAAACCATCCCGACCAAGTACGCCAAGACCATGGCGCAGCTCACAGACCCGGTGGAGGCTCACGACATCCTGCAAAAAGCGGTGGAGGAAGCCCTCATTGAGTTAAGCAACCCGGATGTTGCACTGGCCGAGCCAGAGAAGGAGCCGGAAGATGAGCAGGAAGAATAAATGCCGGGGCTGCGTATGGGGCACCCGGCTGAACGAAATCACGGCATTCTGCCCATTCCGGCAGTGCGTCAAAAAGGGAGGCGGGAACCATGGCGATGATCCATCTGGAACCGCAGACATTGGAGATGTTCAGCCGGGCACTGGACGGGCTGAAACCGCCCCCGAACCTGTCACTGAGCCAGTGGGCGGATAAATACAGAAAGCTCTCTGCTGAGGCTTCGGCTTCACAGGGGCAGTGGAACACGGACGCTGCGCCGTTCCAGCGGGAGATCATGGACGCAATCGGCGACGTTCATATTCGCAAGGTGGTTGCCATGATGTGCGCGCAGGCCGGGAAGACCGAGGGTCTGATCCTGAACACCATCGGTTTTTATATGAGCTACCACCCGGCATCCATCATGGTGATGCAGCCCACGGTGAATCTGGGAGAGTCCTTCTCGAAAGACCGCCTGACCCCGATGCTGCGAGATACGCCGGCACTCCGGGGTCTGGTAAACACCAAGAGCAGATACTCCGGCAACACCATCTCGAAAAAGAATTTCCCCGGCGGAATGCTGGTCATCGTGGGAGCCAATGCCCCCACAGACCTGCGCAGCCGCCCCATCAAAGTGCTGCTGGCAGACGAGGTGGACGCTTACAAGGCCAGCGCAGGCAAAGAGGGCGACCCGGTCATGCTGGCAGAGGAACGCCAGACGACCTTTTGGGACTACAAAACGGTCATGGTTTCCACCCCGACCACAAAAGCCGCCAGCCGCATTCTGGACGAGTTCAACAACTCCACACAGGAAGAATGGACGGTGCCTTGCCCGAACTGCGGCTTTTATCAGCCCTTCGTGTGGGACAACATGGTGTTCGACAAGGACAAGTGGCCGGACGGCGGTGTGCAGTACCGCTGCGCCGAGTGCGGCTGTCTGGACAACGAATACCGCTGGAAGAAAGGCAGCGTAAAGGGCAAGTGGGTGCCGGAGCACCCGGAACGCTCTGTGCGCGGCTTCCACATGAACAAGATGGGGTCCACGCTCTGCGGGTGGGACGAGATCGTAACAAAGTTCATTGCTGCCGATCTGGACGCTGCCCGCGGCGATTACGAGAAGATGCAGGTCTTCGTGAACACAAACCTTGGGCTGCCGTGGGAGGAACCGGGCGAAACCGTGGAATCCGCTGCTCTGATCGACCGTCGGGAGTTCTACGAGGCCGAGGTGCCCGACGGCGTGATCTACCTGACCGCCGGTGTCGATACGCAGGACAACCGCTTCGAGATCGAAGTGGTGGGCTGGGGAATCGGCAAAGAAAGCTGGGGCATCCGCTACCAGCGCATTTTCGGTGACTTGAAGCGCGGCCAGATATGGGCAGACCTGGACGAGTTCCTATCTCAGACGTGGAAAAAGAAGGACGGTACAGAGCTGTCCCTCCGCTCTGTCTGCATGGACAGCGGCGGACATTTCCCGGATCAGGTCATTCGATTCTGCAAAGAGCGGGAAGACCGCCACATCTGGGCAATCAAAGGCCGCGGCGGTATGGATGTTCCGTACATCCGCAACCCGACCAAGAACAACCGGGTCAAAGGTGAGCTGTTCACGCTGGGCGTTGACACCGGCAAGAACCATGTCCTTGCCCGGCTCAAAGTGCTTATCAAGGGGCCGAACTACTGCCACTTTCCGGCGGCAGAGGATGCAGGCTATGACGAGAACTATTTCAAGATGCTGACCGCAGAGCATAAAGTGACCCGCTGGAAAAGTGGGCGCAAGGTGGAACGGTGGGAACTGAAAGACCCGGCGCAAAAGCGCAATGAGGCTTTCGACGTTCGGAACTATGCGACGGCGGCACTGGAAATCTCGAACCCGCAAGGTCTGGAAGTGCCCGGCGAGGAAACCGCCCGCCCTGCAAAGCAGCAGCACCAGTACCGAAGAAGAAGATCGGGAGGAATCTAACCGATGGCAATTATTTCAAAAGAGGTCGCACAGCGGCATTTGGAAATGTGGCTGGAAGCGGAAGCAGCTGTTTCCACAGGCCAGAGCTACCAGATCGAGCAGATGCAGCTTAACCGGGCCAGCTTAAAGCAGATTCGGGAAACTATCATCTTCTGGGAAAACAAGGTGGCCGAGGCAGAGCGGGAAGAGCGCAACCGGGGCAGGAACCGTATGTATCACTTCTCGCCCCATGACGTGTAAGGCGGTGAAACCATGGCAAATATTCTGGATAAAGCAATCGCGGCAATCTCCCCCGAAAAAGGGTATCGCCGCGCCGTGGCCCGTACTGCTCTGTCCGTCTTGAACAACGGCACGGGATATGGAAACTATGGTGCATCCCGCACATCCCGCTCTATGCGAAGCTGGCGCGTCGGCGGCGGCAGCGCAAAGGAAGACATTGAGGACAACCTCGAAATCCTGCGCAAACGGAGCCGGGATGCTTATATGGGCATTCCGCTTGCCACGGGTGCCATCAAGACGCTGCGCACCAATGTGGTGGGCAGCGGGCTGGTGCCCACGCCGCAGGTGGATGCCGACTATCTCCATCTGACCGAAGAAAAAGCCGACCAGCTGCAAGCGCAGATTGCAAGAGAGTTTAGCCTTTGGGCGGACAGTACGGCTTGTGATGCAAGCGGAATGGATAACTTCTGGCGTTTGCAGACCTTGGCGTTCACCAGCTTCCTGATGAACGGAGATGTGTTTGCCGCAGTTCAGTTTCGGGAGCGTCCGCACTGGCCGTATGCACTGCAGCTGCGCTTGATCGAAGCAGACCAGGTGTGCAGCCCTGACCGCACGGATCATCTGGCTCCCGGCAAAGTAAACGGCAAGAGCGTGTTTCAGATTGTGCAGGGAGTGGAGACCAACGAGGCGGGAGAAATCGTTGCCTACTGGGTGGCCAACCGGCACCCGTTGGAATACGAAAACCCGGTGCCGCTGCAGTGGACCCGAGTGGAAGCGCATGACCCGGAGACCGGGGAACCGAACATTCTGTGTGTTACACAGAGAGAACGTGCCGGGCAGCGGCGCGGCGTTCCGCTGCTGGCTCCCGCGCTGCCCACGTTGAAGCAGATGGGAAGATACACGGACGCAGAGCTTTCCGCTGCAATCGTTTCGTCCTGCGCTACTCTGTTCATCCAGAGAGATGGGCAAAGCGATATGGCTCCATTCGGAGAAGACCCGCCCGAAAAAGCGGACAACCCGGAAACTCCTGCCGATGAGCTGGCAATCAACCTCAGCCCGGCGGCGGTGTTTGACCTTGCCCCGGGCGAAAAGGCAAACCTGATCGACCCGAAGCACCCGACCACCACCTACGACGGTTTTATGATGGCGATGTCCAATCAGGTGGCGACGAGCGTAGAAATCCCGTCGGAGGTGCTGTACAAAAAGTTTTCGTCCAACTACTCCGCCAGCCGCGGAGCATTGAACGAGTTCTGGCGCACCTGCGGAACGCTGCGGGACAGCTTTGCAGACGATTTCTGCCAGCCGACCTACGAAAAGTGGTTTGCCGAGGCGGTGGCCCGCGGGCGTATCAATGCCCCGGGATTCTTTGACGATCCGGCGGTGGCGAAAGCCTACATGGGCTGCACATGGAATGGTCCGGCCAGAACCAACTTGGACGCAAAGAAAGAAATCGAGGCGGCGATCCTGCGCATGGACAAGGGTATCAGCACTGCCGAGCAGGAAACGGCGCAGATGACCGGCGGAAGCTGGCGGGCAAATATGCGCCAGCGCAAGTCCGAAATGGAGAAAATAAAGGAGGTAGGGTGCGATGGGCAAACCCAGTTCCAAGATGACCCCGAAGACGACAAATAACAAGTTCTGGAAGTTCTGCAATCTGGCTGACAGTCAGAAAGCGGAGCTTTTTCTTTACGGCGACATTTCCGAAACAAGCTGGTGGGGCGATGAAGTCACCCCGAAACAGTTTGCGGACGATCTCGCCGCTCTGGGTGATGTGACCGAGATCACCGTGTACATCAACTCCGGCGGCGGTGACGTGTTTGCGGCTCAGGCCATTGGCAATCAGCTGGAACGCAATGCTGCCACTGTGACCGCCCACATCGACGGCCTGTGCGCCAGTGCAGCCACTATCGTTGCCTGCCACGCCGACAAGGTGGTGGCAGCAGCGGACAGCACATACATGGTCCACCCGGTGAGTATGGGAATCTGTGGGTATCTGACGGCGGCTGAGATGCGGGATTATCTGAAAGCATTGGACACTACAAGAGAGAGCATTGTTTCCCTGTACGCCAAGAAGACCGGCCACGATGCAGACGAGTGCGCAAAGTGGATGGATGAAACAAACTGGTGGACGGCAGATGAAGCCAAGGAAAACGGCTTTGTGGACGAGGTGGACGACGCTGAGGAAGACGCTGTGGTGGAGAACCGCAACGGCATCCTGTTCGTCAACAGCGTCGGCACCCACCTGCCTTTCAACGAGGCACCCGAATTTGTCAGAAACCGGGCAAAGGCAAAAAAGCCTGCCGCCCGGCCTGAAAATAAAACCCCGGCGGAACTGCCGGGACACAACGACCATGGGGAGGTAAAAGACATGGAAATCAAGACCGTTGATGATCTCCGCAAGACGTACCCCGATATGGTGGCGCAGATCGAGAATGACGCTGCCACTGCAGAGCGTACCCGCATCAAGGAGATCGAGGACAGCACCCTGCCCGGTGCTGAGGACGAGGCAAACGAGGCGAAGTTCGTGAAGCCTATGGATTCTGCGGCATTTGCCAAGGCGGTGATCGCAAACATGAAGGCAAAGCAGAACGCTCAGGGCAAGGACTATCTGGACAAGGCGAAGAAGTCTGCCCAGAACTCCGGCGCAAACGACATCCAGAATCCGCCCCCTGCGGACCCGAAGCCGGAAGACGCACAGGAAAAGGGCCTGATGAACGCAATCCACAAGATGAACGGTGTGAAGTAAGGAGGACAAGGTTATGAGCATGGATCTGGAAAGAAAGACCTATTCCACCGCCCCGGAGTATTTCATTGCCGGCACGGACATCGGCATTGCCAAGGCCACCAAAAAGGCCAGCGCGGCAGTTGAGGCACACGCCCCGGTGCTGCTGGCCGATGGCAAGGTAAAGCCCATCGCCAAGGTGGACGGCAGTAATCCTCTGTCCGTTACCGGGCTGTATGGCATCACCGCAGACAGCGCAGCGGCAGACGAGGAAGTGCCCATCTATCTGACGGGTGAGTTTTTCGCTGACGGTCTGGCACTGCCCGAGGGCGTAAAAGCAGCAGACGTTGAAGTTGCCCTGCGTAATCTGGGCATCTTCCTGAAGTGAGTAGGAGGTAACAACTATGGCTAACGAAATCAGCATCTATGAGCCTCGGTGTCTGGCCGAGGTCGTGCGCACCACTCCCCCGGTGCGCACTTTCTTCCTGGACAACTATTTCACCAACGTCAAGACCTTTGCCACCAAGAGCGTGGACATCGACGTGGTGAAGGGCGACCGCCGCATGGCTTCCTTCGTGCATCCTCTGGTCGGCGGCCAGGTGCTCAAGAATGAGGGCTATCAGACCGAGAGCTTTACTCCGCCCCTGATTAACCCTCTGACTGTCACCACCGCAAACGATGCCCTGGAGCGTATGCCCGGCGAGGACCTGTATTCCGGCATGACCCCCGAAGAGCGTGCTGCCAAGCAGCTGATCGAAGACTACCAGCGTCTGAACGATGCCGCCACCCGCCGCGAGGAGTGGATGGCCGTGCGTACCATCATGGACGGCCAGATTCCTGTTGTCGGCCCCGGCGTGAACAAGGTGATCGACTTCGGCTTCACCAACAAGGTGAAGCTGGAAGGTACGAAGAAGTGGGGTGCATCTGCCGCCAAGCCTCTGGATGATCTGGAAGACTGGGTGGATCAGGTGCTGGAAAACGGCTTTGCCAATGTGGATCACGTTGTCATGGGCAAGACCGCACTGCGCAACTTCCTGGCCGACACCAATGTGCAGAGTATGCTGGACAACCGCCGCATCGAACTGGGCATCATCAACCCCAAGGACCTGCCCAACGGCGCACGCTATATCGGCCACCTGAGCAAGCCCAGTCTGGACATCTACACCTACGGTGAGGTCTATCTGGATGACTGGACCGATCCTTCTGCCCCCGTTACCAAGCGGCTGGTGGATGACAACAAGATCGCTCTGCTGCCCTCCAACCCGAACTTCATGCGTGCTTACGGCCTGACTTCCTACATCGACGACACCAAGCGCACCATCACCGCCCAGACCAACCGCCTGCTGCGCACCTATGTGAAGCACGGTCCTGACCGCATGATCCTCGAACTGCAGACCCGCCCCCTGACCATCCCTGACAAGGTGGACAGCTGGCTGGTTGCCGAGGTGTGCTAAGACTATGCTGGACGTGGATGAAGAGTACGGTACGCCGAGCACCCCGAAGCCGCTGCCGACGTTCAAAGACAGGGTGGCACTGGATGTGCAGAACGTCTTTTTTAACCTGAACGAGTTTGCAGAAAAGCGATTTGTGGACAGCAAAGAGATGGTCTGCATCACACAGCACCCGGGCGTTGGCGAACGTGCAGCACACTGGGAGGGAGGCGCAAAGCAGAGCTTCGACCAAGGTATGTACAAGGCCGATCTGCTCCTGTTCGTCAAACAGGAGGACTACGGCCCCATGCCGAAGAATGACAAGCTCATAACGCTGGACAAGAAGCGGGATTACAAAATCAAATCCTGCTCCCTGAAAGCTGGCGTGTACCGCATGGAGCTTGAGAGGGTGAGGTAAATGGCGTATTTCAAAACTGGGTACGATGCCTCCACCATGACGGTTTCCGTCAACGATGAGGAAGTTTACCGGGCACTCGGCGTTCTGGCAGACAAGGCACCGGCGGCGTTGAAGGTGGCGATCAATACCACCGCACGTCAGACGAGAAAGCTCATGCTGCAGGAAGTCAAGAACCGATACGACCTCAATGCTGCCGGAAAGCGCATGATTGAAGACCTGCGTCAGCGTCAGAAAGCGACCAACCGCCGCCCTGCGGCGATCCTTGCCATTATGAAGAACGACCCCGGCGCATTCCGGGCAGACTTGGGCTATTTCCGAACCAGCCCCACGAAACCCTACATGGGACCGTCTGTCCGCAATGCGCCACCGTTCTTTCAGGCTCACGTCCTGAAAGGCAGCCCGATGATAGACCTCGGCGGAACCAGCGCAAAGAGCAAAGGTTTCCTTGTGAAGTTTAAGTCGGGGCACGTCGGCATGGTGCAGCGTCAGCTCGGTGTACCTGCGGATAATGACTACACGGAGAGCGGAAAGAAACGCTGGAAACCAAACGAGAAGCTGGCAACGCTGTCCAGTCCTTCCGGCTCTGCCATGCACCATACCGTGTGGGAGATGCAGGAGCAGACGGTGGAGCAGATGCTGCAGCAGAACACGGAACGCCGTGTGCGGCAGCTGATCGCCAATGCCAAGAGAAAGGGCGTGATCTGATATGGCGGAGAAAATCGCTGGCTATACCAGCGAGATGTGCCAGCAGGCTATGATCGACGAGCTGAAAGAACTGTTTCGGGATATGAAGTTCAACGGGCAGGAAAGCCCGAAGTCCTTGCAGGTCTTCAAACAGTTTCTGCCGATCCAGACCAATGACGACGATGATGTGGACACAAACGATTCCATGTACCCCTGCATCATCGTGATCGAGACCAGCGGTGAGCAGAACAATGAGCAGGACCCGCAGCTTGTGCTGATCCAGCTCGTGATCTGCTGCTATGACCGCGGGATAGACCGACAGGGGTATGTAGATACCGTGAACATCAAGGAAGCAATCATGCAGCACTTTAAGCGCAAGCCTGTCTTTGGCGGTGCGTTTGAAGTGACGTATCCCCGCAAGTGGGAGCTTTCCGACGATGACATGGATTACTACTACTGGGGAATCGTGAATCTCGTTTGCAAGACCCCCAACGGTCTGAGAAACGAAGAAGTGGAGGCTCTGATATGAGTGACGAAAAGAAAACCGCTGCCGCAGTGGACAAGGCTCCGGCGGTGCAGGCTGTTGCCTACTGCGGCCCGACCATCAAGGGCGTTGCACCGCAGTACACCGTTTTTGTGGACGGCATCCCCGAAAAGCTGGCCGAGATCGCAGAGGAACACCCGGTCGTAAAAGCTCTGATCGTTCCTCGTGAAAAGCTCGCAGAGATGCGGGTGAAAGTGGAGCAGAACGGCACCCGAGAGAACCTTCTCTACCAGAACGCCGTTTCTGTGCTGTGATAGGAGGATGAAACAATGGCTACTTCTCATGGCTTCAACCTGACCGAAGCGACCACCAGCGTTTCTGCGCCGGTACAGGTAAGCTCCGGGCTGCAGGTTATCGTGGGCACTGCGCCCGTCAGCCAGCTGGCAGACCCGGAAGCGGCGGTGAATACCCCGCTGTACCTCAGCACCTACAAGGAGGCTGTGGCTGCTGTGGGTTGGTCTGACGACTTTGCAAAGTACACTCTGTGCGAGGCAATCAGCGCAAACTTTCAGGTGATGGGCACGGCTCCCATTGTCGTTATCAACGTGCTGGACCCCGGAAAGCATACCACCCCGCTGGATGCTACCACCGTTCAGGTCAACGACGGCGTGGCGCAGATCGACAAGACGGGTCTGCTGCTGAAAAAGCTGGTCGTCAAGAAGGACACCACGACTCTGACCGAGGGAACGGATTACATCGCTACCTTCAACGACGACGGTACTGTGAACATCGCCCTGCTCGACGATGGCAAGGGAAAGGATGCAACCACGCTGAGTGTTTCCGGCTCCATTCTGGACCCGACCAAGGTGACCGCTGCCGACATCGTGGGCGGCGTGAGTGCTACCACCGGGGAGGAAACTGGACTTGAGGTGGTGCGTCAGGTCTACCCGAAGTTTGGCAAGGTGCCCGGTATCCTGCTGGCACCACGCTTCTCCAAGGACGCACTGGTGTGCGCTGCACTGCAGGCCAAGTGCCGGAAGATCAACGGCGTTTTCAATGCCGTCTGCTACATCGACCTCGATTGCGGCACTTCCGGCGCAAAGAAGTACACCGATGTGGCGGGACAGAAGACGAAGCAGACCGCAACCTCCCGTGAGGCATACGCTCTGTGGCTGTTCTGCAAGGTGGGCGATACTGTGTACAGCGGCAGCACCATGGCGGCGGCGGCCACCGTGTATAACGACGGCCAGAACAACGACTGCCCCAATGCAAGCCCCTCCAACGTCACCGTACCCATCTCTGCCGCCTGTCTGGAAGATGGCACCGAGATGCTGCTGGATCAGGAGCAGGGCACCTTCCTGAACGATCAGGGCATTGCAACCTTTATCCGTTCCAGCAGCGACTTCGTGATCTGGGGCAACGAGACGGCCTGCTACCCGAAGAACACGGACCCCAAGGATATGTTCCTGTGTGTACGTCGCTTCTTCAACCATGCGTGGACCAGCTTTGTGCTGGACAACATGGGCAAGCTGGACAAGCCCATGAACCCGAAGCGACTGCAGAGCATCATCGACAGCGAGAACATGAAGGGCAGCACCTACGTCTCCAACGGGGTCTGCGCAAGCTACCGCATGGTGGCCGATACGGAGAAGAACACCGAAGCAGAGCTGGTGGCAGGCCACTACCACTTCTGGATGTACTGCACTCCGTTCCCGCCCATGAAGCAGGTCAACAACACGATGGAGTATGAATCTTCCTCCCTCGTGACCGCTCTGAACCTGTGATAGGAGGATATGAACTATGAGCCTGAACATTTCGAGCGATCTCGTCCCGCAGGTCGTTAATAACTATAACGCCTACACCGGGGACGACAAGATGATCGGTCTGGCGGATGAAGTCACTCTGCCCAAGATCAAGAACAAAACCACTACTGTGAACGGCATGGGCATCGGCGGCGACGTTGACAGCCCTGTGCCGGGCCAGTTCGAGAGCATGGAGGCAACGCTGACCTGGAACACCCTGTACAGCTACGCCACCAAAATGCTGCACCCCGGAAAGTCTGTCCAGATCACCCTGCGTGCAGCCATGCAGAACGAGAACAAAAACGGCGGCTATTCCTATAAGGGCCTGCGCATCGTGCTGGGCGGCAAGCCGAAAGAGCTTGACCCCGGCAAGCTGAAGCGGGCATCTACCATGGATAGCTCCACCACGCTGGAAGTGACCCGCTATCTGGTGGAGATCGACGGCGTGACCGTCATTGACATCGACAAGTATGCTGGCCGCTACTATGTGGACGGTGAGGACATCCTTGCCGAAGTGAACGCTCTGATCTGATATGAGGATGATTTCAGCCGCTCCGTGCGGGGCGGCTGATTTTTTTAAGGAAAGGAAACATCAAGATGGGTAATCTTACTGTGAAATTCGCAAAGCCTTATAAGTTCGAGGGCACCGAGTACGACGAAGTGGACCTGTCCGGCATGGACGGTATGACGATCCAGAATATGATCGACATTCAGAAGAAGCTGGCGGGCGAGATCGCAACGCTGGCAGCAGTGGAGGCTACCACCTCTTTTGCGCAGGAAGTGGCAACCAAGGCCAGCGGCAAACCCGTTGAGTTCTTCAAGCTCATGCCCCGTGCAAAGATCAAGCAGGTGCAGACGGCGATTCTGAACAACCTGAACGCAAAGGTCAAGAACGACCCCAAGACCCACGTTGTGAAGTTCGACAACGCCTATACCTACAACGGTGACAGCAAAGAGGACATCAAGGGCAAGACCTTTGAATCTGTGGACCTTTCCGGCGTGGGTGAGCTGAACACCATGAGCGAATCCATGGCGGAAAACCGTATGGTGGCGGGCGGCTTCTCCCCGGTGAATACCGGCCGCAACTACCTGTACGTCTGCATCATCGCCAGCATGGGCACCGGCTACCCGGAGGATTTCTTCACCGGGCTGCCGCTGTGCGAAGCCGCAAAGCTGCGTGACGCTGTGGACGCTGATTTTTTCGAGTAAAAGGCGGAGCAAAGGAACTGCGAAAAGCAGCGATCCAGCTGTCCATTGCGACGCACTCTAACCTGACGGACTATCTTTCCATGCCAAGGAAGGACTTGATCGAACTGTGCCAGGAGGTGTCAGACGTATGGCGGGAAATGGGGCACTAGACCTCAGCATCCGAATCATGGGCAAGGTCGATCCTTCGCTGGCACGAAGCATCAGCCAAGTAAAAGGATTGACCGGCTCCCTGACGGATGGGTTGAAAAACACAAATTCTCTGGCGGGTACGGTTGCAAAAACACTGGGTGTAGTCGGAAAGACTGGCCTCGCGCTCGGCGCAACGCTGACAGGTAGCGTATTGGTTGGCGTGAAGCAGGTCACGAACGAGGCGGCAAAACTGGAAGCACAGATGGCCCCAGTCATGCGATATGTGGATGGTCTGGCGGATGCTTCCGGCAAGGCATCCAATGCGATGGCGCAGAATGGCAAGACATTCGCCCAGAA